ATCCCGCGTCGGACAACTCGGCCAGCTCCAGGGCCAGCATCTCTTCGTCCCAGCCTGCATCCAGTGCCAGTCGGTTGTCGGCAATCACCAGTGCCCGCTTTTGCGCGACGGTCAGGTGGGCCAGTTCGATCACCGGCACCTGATCCAGGCCGAGTTTGCGCGCAGCGGCCAAACGCCCGTGTCCGGCGATGATGCCGTTGTCGCCGTCGACCAGGATCGGATTCGTCCAGCCGTACTCGACGATGCTGGCCGCGATCTTGGCGATCTGGCTTTCGGCGTGCGTGCGCGGATTGCGGGCGTAGGGAATCAGCGCCTCGACCTTGCGGTACTCGACGTTGAGCGTGTTCAAAGTGGAAGTCCCAAAAGCAAAACCCGCCGAGCGTTGCCGCCGGGCGGGTTGAGTGAATGAAGATTCTGGTGGGGTGGTAACTGCGCCTGGGGGTGGTAACCGGAGCCGGTAACCTGCCGACTGGTAACCTTGCCCGCGCCCTGACGCTAAAAAAGCGTCGCGCTCGCGCCCCCCGCATTGCGATTTGGGAAGGAAGGACCCCTTTTGCCTCGGGCCGCTCGCCGCGCCGTCACCGCTGTCCAGAAGATAGCTGAAATACTACCCCCGGATCGCCGAATCTGTTGCAGGGTCAAAAACCGCTCACTACCGCCGATGCCCGCGCATTGCCGACCGGGCGCGCCAAATCACGCCAAATCCCTACGCAGTGACGACGCCATTGAGCTGGTCGGCGACCGTCTGCAAGGCGCGCTGCCAGCGCCGCCAGGCCGTCGTGCGGTCGCAGGCGAAGCGGATGGTGATGTCGCGCCAGCCGTATCGCTTGGCGCGCATCCACACGAGGTGGCGCTGCTCGACCTCCAGCCACTGCACCCACTTCATCGTCTCCAGCATCCGCTCGATGGCGTCCGGCGTCGGAGGGAACGGGCGATAGACCGTCTCGTCGGCCGCGAACGCCTCCCACTCTTTGCGCACGATGATCGGCCACGTGTTGAAGTAGCCCTGCACACGCACGGGCGGCAGGCGTCGTCCGGTGCTGGCCGCCTCCTCGAAGCGCGCGGCCACGTCTTCGATTGTCCAAGCAGCATAACGGTCAGTCATGGCGTGCGCCTCCCTGTCCGTAGAGACGTTCGCCGATGCGCCGGACGAACTCGCGCTCGACGAAGTCCAAGCGTTCGTCGGCGGCGCTGACGACGAGGACGTGCTGGTCGCGCCAGCCGCGTTGCTTCATCGCTTCGAGGTCGGTGGTCTCGGGCTGGAGGCGGCCCAAGGGGCAGCGATAGGTGGGCGTCGGAATCTTCGTCTCACGCCTCCTGTTCGAGATCGTGCTGTGCGATAGCCCAGTGCAGCAGCGCCAGTGCGTCGGCTTCGTTGTCGTCGCCCGGCGCGTGGCCGCGAGCGGTGACGGAGGCAATCACCTCGTCTTTGCCCGCGTTGCCTTTACCGGTGGCGTGCTTCTTGATCGTGCCGACCGGCACGCCCTGGTATGGGATCTGGTGGTGCTCGCACCACGCGGTGAGCGTGGCGAGGAAGCCACCGTAGGCGTGCGCCGCGTCGGTCGAGACGTGGCGGCGCACCTCCTCGAAGTGCAGCGTGTCGATGCCGTCGGCCACGGCCTTTAGTTCCGTGAGCCAACGCTTGAAGCGCAGGAAGCGCATGCCGCCGCCTTCGAAGCGTTGCGGCCGAAAGCTCTCGCTGCCGCTGGTGATGTTGCCGTCGCTGCCGCGCAGCGCCCAGCCGGTGGTGGTGCCCAAGTCGAGGGAGAGGATAGTCGTGGTCATGGTTGCAGTCCTTGTTTCGGTTTGGACTGACGCATCCGGCGCAGCACAACGAAACTTTCCATGAGGCGTGCGCGCGCACGCGCGCGTAAGAGACTTACGTTGTGATGCGTCAAAAGCGTCAGTCGGGTGTGTCGGCATGGCGGTCAGTCGTCGGCGTATGGGGTGTAGGCGGGCTTGGGCGGGTGCTTGAGGCCAATGCCACGGAAGCCGCGAACGCCCGCCGTGTTGCGCCACTTCTCGACGCCACGGGTGATGAGCAGATCGGAGAAACGGCGCTGCGAGCCGATGAACTCGCCAGCGGAATCGGCCCATTGCTTCCAGTCGCCGAACAGTTCGGCGGTCAGCGACTTCGCGTTGGCCTCGCGCACGCAGCGTTCGTCGAGCCAGCGGCCCAGCGCGTCCTCGGATTCGAAATACTCCTCGGTCGCCGACACCACGCTCGCAGGTGGTTTCAATCCTTCGCGTTGCCACACGAGGCATCCGGCCACTGCCCACGCCAGAATCCCGTCGCGCTCGGCGAGCAACTTGTCGGTCAAGTTGCCATCGCGCCGTTCGGGCGGGATCGTCACGGTGAAAGGGATCAGGTGCATCCGCCGCTTCATCGCCTCGTCGATGTTGCGAATGGCGGGCTTGTGGTTGCCGACGATCACTGGCTTGAACTGCGGCGTGTACTCGAAAAAGTCCTGCCGCATGAAGCGCGCGGAGATCTTGTCGCCGCCGGTGATGGCCTTGACCTTCGATTCGTTCAAGCGCCGCCCCTGTTCCGTTTCGATGGCCGTCACGAAGCGTGCGCCGCGAAGTCCGGCCAGATCGGTCGGATGGCGGTCGCCGCGCGCTTCGACGAAGGTGTCCATCGACGCGGTCGAGGCGTAGTCGCCGAGGATGGTGCTGACCACGTTGGCGAACACGCTCTTGCCGTTGGCACCGGTGCCATAGAGGAAGAACAGTGCGTGGGCGCTGGTCACGCCCGTCAGGCAGTAGCCGACCATCCGTTGCAGGTAGGCTTGCAGATCGGCATCGCCGCCGGTGATCTCGACGAGGAACTGCCGCCAGATCGGGCAGTCGCCACCCGGCGTGGCCGTGGTGATCTTGGTCATCCGGTCAGCGCGGTCGTGCGGACGCTGCCTACCGGTCTTGAGATCGACCACGCCGCCGGGCGTGTTGAGCAGCCACGGATCGGCGTCCCATTCGGAGGTGGTGGCCGCGTGCCTGCGATCCGCACGCGCCAGCCGTTCCACGCCGCCGACCGTGCCCGAGCTGGCCAGCTTGGCGGCGATCTTGGGGTTGTCCGCATGGACGGCGGCGTGACGGCAGACGCTGCGGATCAGGTCGGTGGCTGCCAGCGTGTCCTCGGTGCGCCAGCGATGCCCATCCCACACCAGCCAGCGGCCCCACGCGGCGACGTAGCGCCAGTCGCGGTGGTAGCGCCGGGTGAAGGCCAGCGCCAGCGCATCCTCCGTGCCCCACACCGATTCGTCGCTGCTAACCACCGGCTCGGCGTCGTCGGCGACGTCGTGCATCTGGAGACGCGGGCCGTGGGTGAGGAAGGCCGTGACGTCGAAGCCCTCGATCACGGCGTCCGCCGCGTCCCAGCCGTCCGCCGCTTCCTCGGGCGGGTACAGGATGTGGCAGGTCTTCGCGCCGGCCGACAGGATGGCCTGCGCCGCCTGCGTCGCGTACTCCCAGCCGGGCTTGTCACGGTCGGGCCAGATCAGCACGGCCTTGCCCGCCAGTGGCGACCAGTCGGTTTTCTCGACCGGGGCGTTCGCCCCGTGCATCGCCGTCGTCGCAACGACACCCGCCTCGATCAGCGCCTGCGCGCATTTCTCGCCTTCGACCAAGACCACCTGCGTGGCGCTGGTCACGCCCGGCTGGTTGTAGAGCGGGCGCGGATCGGGCGGAGCCATCTTGCGGCGGCGCGCGTCCCACGGGCGGAACTCCTTCTTGCGGCCGGGCGGGTCGTAGCGGTAGACGACCGCGATCAGCTTGCCGGAGGCATCGAGGTAGTCCCACTTCGCGGTGGCCGGGCCGAGGTCGTCGACGGGCGCGTCCTTCTTGCTCTTGCGTGCCGGTGCCGCCGGAGCGCGCCCGAGCAGTTCGGTCGCGGCATCGAGCACGCGCGGGAAATTGGCGTGGGCGTCGATGCCGAGGTGCGCGGCGATCAGCGTGAAGATGTCGCCGCCGTCGCCCGTGGCGCGATCCGTCCACAAGCCCGCCTTGTCGCCGGTGAGCACGATCTCCAGGCTGTCGCCCGGACTACCGAGGACGTCGCCGACGAGGAACTTGCCACCGCGCTTCTTGCCTGCCGGGAACAGCGCGGCCAGTACCGACTCCAGACGCGCGCGCAGTTCGGCGCGGATGGCTTCGCGCTCGACGTCGAGGTCACGGGGAACGGGCCGAGCCGTGGGCTCGGGCGCGTCGTTGAAATCAAGCATCCGCAGCCTCCTCGCCGGAGGGCTGCTGCGCGACGATCCACGCTTCCAGTTCGTTGGGCTTGAAGCGGACGAGCTTGCCGACGCGGTAGTGCGGAATGCGGCGCTGCTGGCGTTCCTTGGCCTGCGAGAGCCAGTACGACGGCAAGTTGAACATCAGCGCGGCTTGGCGCACGTCGATCAGTTGCTCGCCAAGCACTTGATTCAAGGGTGTGTTGTTCATGTCGGTGTCCTCCAGCAGCGGTCTTGCCACGCGCACATGCGGCACTCGAAATGGGTGGGGTCGTTGAAGCTGCGCGGCAGCAGTTCACCGGCTTCGGTCGCAGTGATGACCTTGACCGCGCGGTCGGTCATGCGCTGCGCGAGCGCGCCATCGAACGGCACCAGCTCGACGTAGATCTCCATCGAATCGGCGTTGATCGCGGTGAACAGCGCCGGGTGCTCGTGCAGTTGCAGGTACGCCTGATAGAGCGCCACCTGCGCTGCGTACACCGGCTTGGCCACCGCGAGGCCTTTCGTCTCCAACTCGCGCCACGACTTCGCGCCGAGGCACTTGTTCTCCCACAGCGCGGGATAGCGGAAACCTTCCGGCCCGCCGACGATCACGCCATCGACGTGACCGCGCAGCCGACCCTGCGCGTCGGAGAATCCGAACTGCCCGCCGTCGGGCTTGCGCGTGCGCAGGTCGAAGCCCGCGTCGCGCAGCCACGCCACCATGCAGTCCTCCATGACGTGGCCGCGCTCGAAGATGCGCAGTATCCGGCCTTCGGTGTCGCGCCCGTGATCCACCGGAGCCTTGGCGTACTCGAACTGCAAGGCGCGCTCGCAGGCCGCGCCCAGACGCGACGCGCCGAGGTAGCCGCGCGCGGGTTGCTGCGCGCGGATGCGTTGCATGCCGAGATCGACCAGTGCCGTGATCTGGCCGGACAGGCTGGACGAGGAGTTGAAGTCCATCATGGCTTCGCCTCCCAGAACTTGTCGTCCTCCAGATCGGCGAAGGGATTGGCCATCGGATCGGGCGTCGGAGCCATGCCGCGCACGGGCGGAAACTTGGTCGCCTCGTGGTGCTCGACCATCGCCTCCGTGTAGCAGGTGACGATGGCGTCGATGACGGAGAGCGCCTCGGCCTCCGCGTAGTCACCCAGGGGCTTGCCGAAGCCGATCTCGCCCGCA